ATCCTGTATATGACACGATTAAAGTAGTCCCCAGGAAACCAGTTGTCCCAGTCACTCCTGCAGAAGTCCCAAAATATATTGATGATATCCCAGACCTGACTCCTGCAGATTTACTGGGTAAAAGAGTTTTCCCAATACATGCAGATTTAACTGAAGGTGGAGCAATGTATCGGGGGATTGACTCTTCAGTATTAGATGAAGCAGAACCACTACTTGGTGGTAAAAAGTTTCCCAATTTAGAATCCTCAAGAGATGCAAATGTAGTCTGGGCAGTACAGGGTGGAGAGGATAAACTAATCAAAAAAGCAGCAAATGCTGATTATGCAGTAGTGGTAGCAATGAGCCATGAAGCACATAAGAGTAATACAACAGGGGCATTATCTGCTTTAAAAACAGTAAAGGCATATATTAGAGATGGCAGGATCAGTAAGAGTAATATTAAAAGAATTAATAAATTAATTAAGACACCTACTAAGAAAATGAATCCAGCAGTAAAAAGAGATATTGAGAGATTTCCGGGTGTAGAGAGTAAAAATTTACAGAAATACCTGGAAAAGATTTCCTTTCCTGCAAGAGAGAGAATTCTAACACAATTAGCAACTTCTGATGCCCAGAAATTCGGTGCACCCAATATTACAAAAATACTAAGGAAACTAGAAGATCCTTCAACATATGGAACCAATCTGGGTGATGCCATGATTCTTATTAAGTTGGATAAGGGACCAGACAATCTTGTTGAATTGGGAGTTCATCCTGGAACTACAAAACACCCATCATATAAATATGGAGTTAAAGGAGAGGTAGTTGGAAAGTTTCCTGCACCTACAAGTTATGAATCTGTATTCCCTGATTTTGCAAACCCGAAATTAGCAGAAGGTACAAGATTTGACACTGTAATGAGATCATCTACAATGTCAGACTTTACCCAGACTATCACAAGTGATGTTCTTAAAAATATTCAATTCACTCCCCTTCAACACATTCAATCTCCAAGACAGGCACAACTTGCTCTGGAAGCAGCAAATAATAACTGGAGAACAACATTGATGCCTGTAGGCAGAGGTGGTGCATCTCCAACAGACTTTATAAATGCAATCAGGAATTCTGATGCATCTGCCACACTAACTGAGTATAGCCTGAACGAACTCAAGCAGGGTATAAAGAGTGGTAGTTTTAATGTTTACCAATTAGGAGGAAAAGACACCCAGGTCTTTTTTGGGATTAAAAGAACAAACTATGCAGATGAGTATGGGTTTAATCACCCTGATCTGGGTCCAGGTGAAAGGGCAGTAGTAGGAGTTGTAAACAATGAACCTGGAGCAAGAGGAGTTGCAGCACCAGGAGTAATGGGTAAGGCAATTGAGGAGGGTGCAACAGCACTTGATGCATATGCAGTCCCAAGTCAAAAATATCCTAGAGGTTTTCTGCCAAAGGTGTATAATGATTATGGGTTTGTTGAACTTGGCAGGGTTCCTTTTGATGAAAAATATGTAAGGAGTCCTAAATTTGGAGGTTCAGAAACTAAATACCAGGACCTTCTGGAATACTGGAGATCAACCGGGTGGGATGAATCTCTTGGTATGCCTGAACTGGTAATAATGAAATGGAAAGGTGACAATGCAATACGATCCAATGCAGTTAGACATATTAATGAAAATGGTAGCCTCAACCCTGGGGGACAAATTACAGGGCTTAACCAAGCAGCAAGACAACATCATGGAAAATCAACTGGATCTGTTGATGCAGGACCACCAGGGGCAGGCCCAGTCAATAACCCCGGAAGAACTGGAGGGAGCATACGAGATAGCAATGCTCCATATTCCGGTGACCGATTCAGAAATGTCCTCTCAGAACTCCACACCTTAAACCCCAGGCAACTCCAAAATCTTGGGGTAGCTCCTGAATCTCTATTGTATTAATTTATGATGGATGAGATAGACCAGGAGTTAAAAGACTCCCAAAGGGCAAAAGAACTGATAAATAACCCGGTACTCATAAAGGCATTTGAGGAACTGGAAAAACTTTATTTAGACACCTGGAAATCTTCAGACTTGAAAGATTCTGAAGGTAGAGAAGTGCTCTGGCAACTTGTGTGGGCAACAGCACAGGTTAGGGCACATTTAGGTGTTATACTAGAAAGGGGTGAGCTACATAAAGCTCAACTTAATAAACTGATCAAAAAACGATCTTAACAATTTAAACAGGAGCAACCAATGGCAAGCGGACTCCAAGAAGCGGAACAGGCATTTCAGTCAATGTTGACCGGGGAACCACCCGACAATCAACAGGAATTAAGTGCAGAAACAGAGGCAGAAGTAGAAGCAGAAACTGAAGAGGTTGAAGCTGAAGCAGATGCTGAAATTACTACTGAAGAAGATGAACAGATTGAAGAGCAGGAGGAACCTGATGAAGAATACCATGCAGTCAAACTGGATGGTCAGGATTATGAGGTCACCCTCCCTGAACTGAAAGATGGGTATCTTAGACAGAGTGATTATACTAAAAAAACACAGGCATTAGCAGATTCACGCAAGCAACTAGAGGCAGCCCAGGAGGCAGCCAAACAGGAGCAGTTAAGGTACCAACAGAACCTGGACCGATTAGTTTCTGAACAGCAATCTCAGCAACCGCAAGAACCGGACTGGGACCAGTTATATGAAGCTGATCCTCTGGAATGGATGAAGCAGAAAGAAGAGGCAAGATCCAGGAAGGAGAAACAAGCTGAACTCCAGCAGGAGCACATGAGAATGCAACAACAGCAATCTCAAGAACAACAGGTGCAAATGCAGGAGTATTTGTCTCAGCAACACCAGACTCTTGTTGAAACCATTCCTGAATGGAAAGATCCTGAGGTTATGAAACAGGAGAAGTCCCAGATCAGGCAGTATGCCCAGAGCATCGGCTACTCCCAGGAAGAGCTCGCAAACATTTATGACCATAGAGCAGTTTTAGCCCTGAGGTCAGGAATGAAAGCAGCAGGACTTTCAGGTAAGGGTAAAGTAAGACTCAAACCTGCAAAAGAGGCAATCCGGCCTGCAACTCCCGGTTCAGCAGGGAACCAGCCCAGGAAACATACCTCAGTTACTAAAGCCAAAATGAAACTTGCAAAATCTGGTTCAATGTCTGATGCAACAGAAGTTTTCAAACAGATGTTGTAAACCCGATTAACATTAACTGAAATGAAAGGAAATTTATGGCTCTCGTAACCAACGCTCTCACAACTCATAGCGATGGTGCAAAAGGTATTAGAGAAGATCTTTCGGATGTGATTTATAATATATCCCCGGAAGAAACCCCTTTTGTCACTATGGCAGGTAAGAGGAGTGTGAGCAATGTTCTTTTTGAACACCAAACAGAAGCACTTCCAGCAGTAGCAACAACTGCAAGAGTGGAGGGTGATACTATTGCAGCTGCAGCAGCAAATAATACTGTTCGCAACAGCAACCAGTGTCAAATCCTGTACAGGAGTGCAGCAGTAACTGGTACTCAGGCTGCAATTGACAGAGCAGGCGTTCCAGATGCTCTGGGACACCAAATGGCAATAATGAGCAGAGCGTTAAAACGTGACGTAGAAAAGCTCATGCTTGGCAACTCAGTAGTAAATACAGGTGCTGATGGAACTGCAAGAACAACTGCAGGTATCCTGGCAAAACTTGCTACTAATATTGACAAACACTCTGGTGGAACCAACCCTACTGCTGCCCAGGCTGCAGTTGGAAGTACCGCCAGAAGTGACGGAACCGCCCGGGCTGCAACAGAAACTCTTCTGAAAGCAGTTTTGAAATTGTGTTTTGACAATTCGGGAGACGCTCCAAACCAGATTATTTGTTCAAGTGCAAATAAACAAAAAATCTCAACCTTCTCAGGTAGGGCATCAGCTACACAAGTTGTTGCACTTCCATCAAAAGCTGATGAAGTACAGGCAAATGTGTCTGTCTACATTGGGGATTTTGGCACTTATGCGATTCAGGCAGATCGTTTTATCCGGGGTGATAAGGATATCCTGGTGATTAATCCTGAGTACGTTAAGGTTGCCCAACTCCGGGCTTTTGAAACCCAAGATATTGGGAGAACTGGAGATGCACAGGGCAAATATATCGTCTGGGAAGGCGGTTTGCAGGTGGATAATGAACTAGCTCATGGCCTTTTGGCAGATTGCTCTGGTGCATAATTAACCTGGTTTAACCCTTAATCTAACCCCTCTTTCGGGAGGGGTTTTAACAAACTTTGGAGAGAAAATATGGATTGCTATGCCCAAGATGACTACAGATATGGGGAAGGTGAATGGAGTCCAGACTGCTGTCCATACAGAGGATGGTGATGGGACCTTTCATATCACCCAGACCCAGGATATTAAGCCTACCTTAGATTATACAAAATACCTCAGAGAGCAACCTGTTGACAGAAAGGCAGAGGACAGGCATGTTGCAGAAATCCCCCCAGTTATTGCAGCCCAACTTTATAGAGATGAAATACTAGGTCCAAAAGGGTCTACAAAAAAACTATTAAAGTGGCTTGACAGGCCAGAAAATAAAGTATTTAAAACCTGGGAAGGACATTTGAGTTAGATGGCAATTACAACAAAAGCAGAATTGCATACTGCAGTTGCAAACTGGTTGAATCGATCAGACCTGACTTCCAGGATACCTGAATTTATTGCACTTGCAGAAGCATCATTTAACAGGACACTAAGAACCAGGGATATGCTCACAAGAGCAACCACATCAACTGATGCCCAGTATGTTGCACTTCCTTCTGACTTCCAGGAAATGTTAAATGTGGAACTCACATCAACTGATCCACCCAGGAGATTATTATATGCAACCTCAGACAGGTCAGATGACTACAGGGAACAGAATAGCAACAAAACAGGTATCCCGGTTCATTATACGATTGAAGGTCAGACCCTGCAGCTTAATCCAACACCAGATGTCAGTTACACTGTCCAGATGAATTATTACCAGGACATACCAGCATTATCTGCCCAGGGGGATTCAGGTAACAACTGGTTATTAACTGCAAACCCGGACTGTTATCTTTACTCTGCTTTAATGCATGCTTCCCCATATTTAATGGACCCCCAGTCTGCCCAGTTGTGGGGTCAGGCATTGGAAAGAGCAACAGCAGAATTGATTATGTCTGATGATAAATCAAGATATGCAGGTGGAACTCTCACAATGAGACCTAAGTATATTTACACATGAACGAAACCTGGACTGATGAAATTATTGGAAGGAATTTATATGGAGTTGGTTTATTTGGAACAGGATATTATGGACAGACTGACTGGGATTCACTTGCCGTAACCTCATCAACATGGACAGTTCAGAATCCCTCATCTGCAACCTGGACTGACCAGACTGTTCCAACTTCAACATGGACTACTCAAAGTCCTACTACAGTAACCTGGACACAACAATAGTACTATGGCAAACACATTTACAACAAACTACAACCTGGTCAAATCTGAAATAGGTGGTGATAATGCTTCCTGGGGAACGAACATCCATGAAACCATAACGGAGGTGGATGCACAATTAGTTAATAAATTAGATCATGAAATTGTAAAAGGATTTTCTTCAGGAGTAATTTCCTTTACTACTGGGACAAATGGAACAATTGCATCAACATCAGGTGATTTATTTGAAGATTTTAAGGCAGCAGATAAAGTCAGGATTTCTGGTTCTTCAAATGCTGCAAATAATGGTGTTCACACAGTTGTATCAAAATCATCTGCAAATGCAATTATTGTAAGTTCTGCATTAGCAACAGTAGCAGTAGGAGATACAATTACAGTCCAATTGGTATTGGAAGCAGGATATATAGATGCAGGCCCAACAACAGTAGACTCCCTGACAGTAGAAGGTGCAACAACAATTCAGGGCAATACAACCCTGGGGAATGATGTAAATGCAGATACAACAACTTTTACATCTAAGGTTGCTTCAGATGTTACACCTTCTGTAGATGGAACTTATGATCTTGGAGCAGCAGGATTAGAATGGCAGGATCTTCATATTGATGGGACTGCAAATATTGATGGTCTTG